AGATTATCATGGTTTGGATCTTGCGATTCATTCGTGCAAACCATAGGACCGCATCCAGTCGGGCAATAATTAGAAAGTCCTGGATTAACAGGATTATCGTAATTAGCTAAAATTTGATCTCTTAAATCAAAGATAATCAAATCCTGCTCAAATGTGCCGTCCTGATTATAAAAATCATGTATCAAATGAATCCTTATGCCTAAATCGGCAGTTCTTATTCCAAGTCCGAGAGCCTCAAAATTAACAGGTGAAATGATTTCAACAAATGCAGCGGGACGGGGCCAAACATAATCTTTGCCGTCTTCTAAATTCTTTAATTGATTATTCCAAATACGAGAGTAAAGATTAACCGCTTGGCTATCCTGGTTCATAACCTGAATAGCTGTAAGTTTGGTTAATATGTCCTGTATTGGTGTCTTAATTCCTGACATTATCTTTTAAATATTCGTGTAACAATTTCATCAAGTTTTTTCATTTGCATTTGAGTTAATTCAGTCGTTTGACCAATAAACTCACGGCGAGGCAAACGGCTATTCCCTTCATTTTGTGCCTTTGCATACGGTAAATCAACAATCATTCTCAGAGTTCCGTTACCTATTTCGGCTGTTCTTGCCATTGTTGCAACTGCTAATCTCAAAGTGCCTCCACGTTTTTTAAATCCCGCACCGATTAAAATAGGACTTGTTTGTCTCTGTAATCCTTTTGTCTTTGGATATTTGTAAGCCTTTTCACCGGGTTCACGTCTTTTTACTTCTTTCCACGGTTCACCATTAAAGCCTTGATTTTTGAATGATTTTACAAAATAGTTCTGAGCTTGGTTTGCTAATAACACAAGTGTCTCCCGTCGCATTGCAACAAGTTTCCGCTTAATGTCTTCAAATCCAAACTTAGTATCCATTTATAATTAGTTTACAATTGTTATTTACTTCAAAGTTAACAAATAAAAAGTATGATTAACAATTTGTTTCATGTCGGCTACAATATTATCCAAATCGGAATCCATCGGGTCGAGAATTGTCGCAATGTCCTGATTTAAAAATACCATAACGCCAATTAAATAATCATTGACATTAATTCCGGTTGAAGCGGTAAACATCAAAGTACCTGGAATTTTGCCATATTTGCCCTGATACGTTTCAATGAACTTATCCGCGAGGTCAAGCCATGTTTCATAAAACTCATTTAACGCCTTGTGTTCGCTGTAAGAGGTTGTGTTCAGGTGTAAGAAATGGATCTGGTCTCTTACTTCAAATAGCTTTTGTAATGTTTTTAGTGGGGTCATATCTCTTTTATTGGTTCAAATACAATATCATTATTTTGATCTGGTAGCGGCTTGGAGTGGTCTTCTCCATCATAATAAATGCTTTCCGGTATTCCATTGGGAAACGCTTTGCACGTTGGCGGTATGTCGTATAAATGGATTTTGTTTTTACAATTAAAACAAATTGCCTGTTCTGTCATCATTTTGAGTAATATTTATCAATTAGCGTTTTTACTGCATTTGCGTATTTGGATATTTTCTGTCCTTCAAGAGTGGTCATTGCAAAAGATTCTGCAACAAATTCGTATGTGTCCTTTCCTGCATATCCTGAAATATAATCAAATTTATTTATATTCTCCCCGGTTGCAATGAATTTTTTTAAATCATTTCGGTATCTTTTAAATAAACCCGTAAACTCTTTTCCTATATCCGTTTGCCTCTGAATATCCCTATATGATAAAACGTGTCCATATTCATGATGTATCGCTGATTTCATTGGGTTTCCTTGCTCAAATATATTATACCTGCTTATTGCAGCCTCTTTTTCTACTTTTTCAAAATATTTAAGATTATCAAAATATTTTGTATTAAAGTTCATAGATATTGCATTTGCCGAAGCCATCGCCCTTGGTCTTTTTTCATTGCCAAGTGTTTGCAGTTCGTCTTTGTATTTGGTTTTAAGTTCTGCAAGATCTTTGTTTATTTCGTTTCTTGCGTCAAGGTTTACGACCGTCCAATCTTTTTTTATACCCAACGTTTCAGAGTATGCCTTTGCCTCATCAATCGTTTTAGCTTCTTTAAATCCCTGTTTTCCTGTTTCGCTTTCTACGCTCGGAATCGGCAAATTAAAATTATTCTTTGCCAGTTCAATATCTTTTTTAGGTATATCAAAATATGGATGATCCCTTGAGAATATCTCTTTGTCTTTGCCGGGGTTCATTTTAAACGTGTCACTCATTTCGGCGTTTACCTTGTCGAATGTGTCGTTTTTTTCGACTTCAGGTGTCAGGGTTGCATCGCTATCCTCTTGTAATACAATACATAAGCAATTAAAATGATTTGTCGGCATTATGCTATCCCAGATAGGATCATCAACTGGCGCAATTAGCCCATCAAGCGGTGCGCAAATATCACAAGCGTCTCCAATAGTTTGATATGATAAATTAGGCAAAAGATCTTTATTCTTTTCAATCTCATTCCATTTGTTTGCCATCATTGCATTGTGAACACAAGTCCCATGCTCACTGAGCCCCCATGCCTCGTTCCAAGTCTCAAATGCCTGTTCACCTAATTGGGTAAACTCTTTTTGTGGTCTTAATTCGCCGGCTTCATTTAAAAGCAATGATCTGTATTCTTTTATTTGTTGATAGCTTTTACCACCGCTGAAAGCATAAACATTTGTTCGTAAATCTTCGAGTAACGCTAAATCTTTGCCACTAAATTTAGTTAAATCACCACCAAATCCCTGATATAATCCACTCTTTAAATAGTCGGCAATGGCTACATACAAGTCTTCAGGAATTGAATACTCCGTAATAGTGCCGTCATAAATCCCGTCGAGTAGACTTCGTATNTTNGCNGAATCGTATGTAAAGCGTTCCTTCATTTAGTTTTGCTGAATTACATTAATATCTAAATAGAAGTCCGACCAAATAGTCATAGTATAAACAACCCGATTATTAGGTTTATCATAATGTGGTATTGTGTGATGTTCTTTAAATATACTTTCAGTAAAACAGTCAGATAATGATTGTATCATTTTTTCAACCGGTTTAGCGTCTTCAGTCCACGGCATTGCCATTAAATCCATATCTGAAGCTAAACTACCATGCAAACCTAAAGCCCATCCACAAGAAGCGGCTGCGTTTTTTAAGTCACCTAATATGCAAGCGTAAAAGGCTGCCTTTCCATGCTCTGTTATGTGTTCTCTACTGAATGCCATATTAATTTTGTTGTGCCTTTAAAAACTTACTCGCGAATTTTTCACTACATTTCTGATTAACCTGAACCGCTGTCATATTTTCACTCGCGCAAACCTGTTGTATTCCGTAAACCTTAACAAGTCTTTGCCATTGTTTTGGAGAACGTGTTTGAGAGTTAACGCCAAATGCTTGCTCAAACTTCTTTTGAGTATCAAACAACAATTTAGGGTTACTCAATAAGCCAGCTTTTAGCCTTACAAGTTCTTTTTTATGGCGTCTGGTTTTAAACCAAAGTTTTATTTTGTAGAACATAATTATCTGGTTTTGTTTTTTCTTCTATCCCTACGTGATTCTCGTATATGTTGAATCGGATTAGTATTTATTGCCTTCCATCCAGTGGTCGTATCGTTTGAGTTATACATACTACTCGAAACCGTTGATACTGGAGCTGGAAACATTTCGTCAAGTCGCTGTAAAAACAATGCAGTTCTTGTCATAATTAATGTTTATGTTTGTTATACAAATTTTCCAGTTTGTTCTTAATTGAATCGGTCAAAGGTATTTTTGGAATAGGGACCGGCATAACCACTTCAGCAACCGGAATGCCGGTTTGATCTGTAAAGTATTTTGTATCCATTTGTAACCCGCCTTTTGTCATTTCGACCGCCTGCTGAATTACAGCGTTGTTAATTTCCATTATTTCGCTGTCATTTTTAAGAACGGCTTTTGTGTCCGGCGGAATATCGAAACCTAACGCCCGCATCTTTTCAAATAACTGATCATTGACAATGCTTGCAATAAAAGATCCATCCTCGGTTTGTTTCTCTTCCATTGCTATTTGTGCCGGACTCTTTACGTTATTGTTTCCGAGTTTGCCCGGTACGCTGTCAATAGCATCAGCATGCCCTAAAATAATCTTACTGATTTTTTTTTCAAGTCTTTGTTCAAAATCGGTATAGCCTTTGTATCCCGTGCCGCCTAATGCCGTCTCTTTAAACTCAATATCATCCAATGGGTCAATAATTGCATAACCAGACGAACCCATTTGCTGTAAAGCCGCTTCGAGTGCATCTCTTTCTTTGCCAACTGAAGACGTCTTACCTACTCTGTAAGGTTGTGCAAATAGCTCTACAAAGTCACCGTTAAAGCCTAAAAGGTTTCTAAGGTAGATTTCATAATTAGCTATTTTGTAAAGCAACCCATATCCACATTTTGAACTTCCAATTTCGTTATAAGTAGGAATCCAAATGACCCAATCTTTCACTTCAGGGTCATCCATAAACTGAAGTCCTGAAAGTGAATAAACAAACCTGGTAATATTTAATCTGTCTGGTGATACATTCCATCGCCTTACAATGTCAATATCTGGAAACTCATCATTTACCACATTTCCTAAAGAAATAAGCGTATAGCCAAAAGGAATCGCATCCATTGAATGATTAATGAACTTATTAAACCAGGGTTTGTTTTGACTTTGGCCTTTTACGGTATTTAAAAATATATCGGTTGTCTTTTGATCTGTCTCGCCTTTTCCGTCTACAAATTCCCACTTTCTTAAAAGTGTTAATGCTTTGCGTTTTGACCAACAGGCCGTAACATGTCCGTTTAAAATCGTATCAATATAAAGCTTCTGGAGCTTAACCCTGTGAGGGTAAAAAGCAAGCTCTGCCTCCGTTACACCTTCGCGCCATGACTGAATATCTTGTCTTATTCTTTGGAATTGTACCCGGGCAGGAAAATCATTTAAATCTTTTTTCTTTTTATCTGAATCTGTGGAATGACTTAAATATGTCCATGCCTGTTGAAATAGGTTTGCCATTCTAATAATTGTTTATTGTTTTTACTTGGCCACCGAATCGTATTCTACCACCCTGCTCTGGTTGTAATAAAGGTAATTCCGGTGTTATATCATTTCCGATAACAGCCGATTGCAGCCACCCCAAAGAGCAATACGTGGGATATAAAACCCTTTGCCCTCGAACCTCACGATCTTCACCGTTGCCGATGTAATTTATAATCCTTAATTCGGGAATGTTCTTTGGTGCTATTCTCATGTGTGCTTTATAAAGAGCGATGTTTACGCAAACCTCTAATAGCTTTTGATCTCTATTGTCGCCTTGTGTCCAAGCTGAATCGGTTATTGCTGTATTGGCTGCAATAGTATAACTCGTACCTGAGCCCCAATATTGAACGCCCTTAATGGGATCATCCGGGAATACGTTTGAGATAGAAGAAACACCTGCAACCCCGATCTGAAGTTGAGCTTCATGATCTAATATCGAAGTCTTAATTTGGCAGGTGTATGTTTTGTTTCTCCAAAATACCTGATTTGTTTTCTCGTAAACGGTTTTGTAATTGAACAGGCCCTTTGGATAGGCTGCATAATACAAAGCGTATTGAACGCCGAGTAAGGTCCAGTGACTTGCTGTAAATGCTTCATGTGCGATTATTGCTGTTGAACACTGATAAACATTACCAAGCTGCAAAGTGAGCACACCCAAAGCGTATGTTTTCGTGGCGTCATAGGCCGGTGCATCTAAATACACGGTTTGCCCTGCATTGTAAGATTTTGTTTTATCCCACTTTGTAACGGGTTGAAATGCCTGTGAGGTGTCGTATTTTTGTTTAAGATACGAGATGCATTCTTCTACTGCCGCTCGCTGTATTGATTCTAAAATTGTTAAATCGTTTCCGATTATCTGAAGTAAATTTTCACTTTGGACTGACTTATAATAGTCCCCTATAAAAATAAAACTGTCCATTGGCCAATAGTTTGATTTATTTTTTCAAAGATACATTATGTTTTGCTAATTGATACATTTGTAACTAATTATTTTTTAATA